CCCTTTCGGCCTCCTCATTGTTGAGAGTGCCCCCGGGCGGATCCGGGAGCGGGTTGCCGTCGGCGTCGAGCCTGTGGCGGTTTCGGCTGATTTTCTCGCCGAGGCTCTTGCCGGCGTATGTGATTAGATAGCCGACGCAGGCGGTGAAGATGGTGCCGGTCAGCTCACCGACCGGGTCGCGCCCGAAGGCAGAGAGCAGCAGAGAGCTGGCTGCGCTGAGCGTTGCCACGCTGGCCGCCCAGTATGCGAGCTTTTTGCTCACCTCGATTTTCTTTTTACGCTTGCGCCGGCGCTTCTTTGCGGCCATGCTGCTCACCTCCTTAGTCGATGATCGCGTGGATCCCCTGACTGGTGAGGAAGTCCTTCTGCGCGTGTTTGATTTTGGCAGCGTAGTCGAGGGCCGCGTGCATATCCCCGTTACAATGCGCGTCAGGGATGCGCTGCACGGCCCGGGCCGTCGCCTCGCCGAGAGCGATGGCTGCCGACGTGCCCTGAATGGTGATGATCTGGAGATCTTCACGGGCACGCTCTCGGGCCGCTGCCTCTTTCTGTCGTTTGGCCTCCTCGGCCTCCTTTTGCTTCTCGCGCTTCTGGATCCTGTGCTCGAGCATCCAGAAGCAGAAGCCGGTCGCGGCCGTCGGGATCCCCAGTAGGACGACGAGCGCGCCGATGTTGATTTCGATCATTGTGTCACCTCATAAAAGCCGGAGGGCCGCAGGACGCGGCCCTCCTTGTTGTTGGGCTTACTCCTCGACGTCGTCGAAGTAGCCCATGTCGACGAGATACTTGTGCACGCGGGCCTTCAGCTTCGCGGGGACGTTGTCCTCGGTGATGCGGCCCATGATGATCTCGCCTGCATACAGACGTACCAGCATTTCACGCTCCTCCTTTCCTGCAATTTTTAGTAATAGCCACGCGAGGGCCCGGGCGATCATTCGCTCGCCCCTTCCTTCGCGGTGCCAGCGTTTGCAGCTGCCTCGATGGCAGCGATGGCGTCCTCGGCCTGCTTGCGCAGCTTCTTCGGGACGTCGTTGATGGTCATGGTGGAGCCTTCGCGGGTCAGCTCCCTGACGTACAGCTCGACGATCTTGCTCATGCTGTTACCTCCCCTCCGTCGCCGTAGACCACGTCGGCCAGCTCCATGATGCAGCCCTTCAGCAGCTCGATGGTGTCAGCCTGCTCGGCGATGGTTTTGTCCTTCTTGGCCTCTGCGGCCTGTTTCTCGTTCAGCTCTTTGATGCTGTCAGCTCTGTGCTTAATCATGCAAAGTTACCTCCGATCGACTGGATGTAGCAGGTCTCCGTAGCAGAGCCGCGGAGCAGCTTGGCCTTAACCTTGACGCCCCACGCTGCGGCCGTCTTGGTCTTGTTTGTGAAGTAGTGTTTCTGGCCGGCTCTGACCTTCTGCGTGATGTCCTCCCACGTCGGGCTCGCGTCGTTGCCGTTGTTGCAGATCCAGACCTGAAGCGTGCAGCCGGCCGGGAAATTGCCCTGAATGTTGACGAGGGCCTTGGTCGGCATGGCGTCGGCCTCCATAGCGAGGGTCTGCTCGAACTCGACGGACGTGACGGCCTTGGTGAAGGTCAGCGTGCGGGTGACGCTGGCGTCCTTGGCGTCGGTCGCCACGATCTTCAGGGTGTGGCTGCCGTTCACGACCTTCAGCCACGCCTCGGAGCCGATCGTCAGCGTGTTGGTATGGCCGAGGGTCACGGTGTAGCTGCGCAGCGTGACGCCGTCCAGCATCTCCACGACGTCGACCTGATGGCCGTCGGCGTCGGTGACGGTGTACTCGTAGGACGGGGCCGCCGTGCTGAAGCTGCCGAGGGCGCCGTCCGTGCCGCTGATGACGGGCGGTCGGTTATTGGTGACGGTGCGGGTGGCGCTGGTGGTGTACGCACTCTCCGCGCCGGCGGCGTCGTATGCCTTGACGCGGTACTGCACGCTCGTCCATCCGTAGGTGATGGCGTCGGTGTAGCTGCGCGAGGATCCCTTGTAGATCTGCGCCCATGTGCCGCTCCCGACCTTGCGCTCCAGAACGTAGCCGGAGAGGTTGCCGTCGGGGTCGGTGGAGGCCGCCCACGAGATGCTCAGGTTCTCGCCGCCGAGCACTTCGCTCGGGACAGTGATGGACGACGGCGCTGTGGGCGCCTGATTGTAGATCACTGTATAGCATCCATCCGAGTCGACGGAGTCGGAGATCAGGAGATCAGAGGACAGATTACAAGCGGGGCGCAGGCCGAGGTAGCCGTCGCAGGCGATGTCCCAGTCCAGAATGCCATCGGCGTAGACGTAGCGGGCGCCGCTGGCCGAGCCGGCATAGGCGTCCCGCAGCCAGTAGTACCACGCGGCACCAGAGCCCGGGTTGCTGGAATAGTTGGAATTGGCGACGCAGGAGGCCGTCACGGTGGCGATGCGGCTGTTGTTGTCGCTGAAGATCGCCAGCTTGCTGCCGCAGACGTGGTCGCCGCTCAGGCCGACCTCAGTGCAGGACAGGGGGAAGATCTTGTCCGTGCAGGTCTCCGTCCCGCCGCCGTCTGTGGAGCTCTTGCCGACCGTGATGGTGGTATTCAGCAGAGCTGCCCGCTCGTTGGCGGTGAAGGCGTTCAGAAAACCGGCGAGGCCACTGTACGGGTTGACGCCGTTCCAGACGTGGGAGGAGTCCGGCGTCTGGTCTGCGGAGTGCTGTGCGGTGTACCACTGGCCGGCAGCCGCGGGGCTGTTGAGCCACTGGCGCAGGTTCGAGTAGATGTAGCGGTTGTTGCCGTAGCCGCGGCGGTCGCTGTTGCCGTTACTCGGTTCTGTCGCGTCGAAGCACAGCATCTTGATGATCTGGTTGGTCACGAGCGTGACGCTGTTGGAGGGGTAGCCTGCGTGGTTCTTATCGGCCACGATCCAGACGATCGGGCTGCCGTACAGGCTGCCGAACTTGACCTTCGACTTGTTTGCGAGGTTGCTCAGTTTTTGGGCCATGAGTTGTGTCTCCTTTCGGTGATGGTTTGAGCTCCGGGAAATAGCTGAAGAAATAGGCGTCCATGTTCTGCCGCAGGTGGTAGGTGTTGCCGTGTGAGATGTGGCCCGTCCAGCTCGCGTAGGATTGCACGACGCTGTCGAGTGTCATCTTGCCGGAGTCCACCAGCCCGCGGAACTTGCGGATCTTGCGCTTCATGTTGTCGATGCTCTTGGCTCGCACTTTCCTCACGACCTTGCCGGTCTGCGTGAGGTAGGTGTGAAAACCGAGGAAGTCGATGCCGTTCTTCAGCGGGAGGATCTGCGTCTTGCCGTTCAGCCGAAGGCCGAGCGGCTTGATGTACGCCTCGATCTCCTTGAGTGTCTGCCGGAGCAGCAGCTTGTCGCTGTGGATGATGTAGAAGTCGTCCATGTACCTGCCATATACGAGGCCGCGGTCATCCCTCAGCCAGTGGTCGAAGGCGTCCAGATAGAGCAGCGCGAGCAGTTGGCTCGACTGGTTGCCGATCGGGATGCCGGGGTCTGGCGTGCTGTCGATTATGAGCCATAGCAGCCACTCAGCGAAGTCGATCAGCTCGGGATCCTTCAGCCACTTCAGGGCCCGGCGGGCCGTTTCGTAACAGTAGGAATGGAGCAGGGTGTAAAAGAACTTTGAAAAATCGCCCTTCAGTACCCAGCCGTCGGCGTAGTCCCACTCGTTCATCGGCCGGGGCGGCAGGCCGGCAGCCTTGCGGGCTGCTTCGTCTGCTGCCTTTCGGCTGAAGAAATAGTGGCGCATAGCCGCAGCCAGACGGTCGAGGCCGTCGTGGGTGCCTTTGCCGATCTGGCCGGCGTAGTTGTCCCGGATGAAGCGCCGGGAGAACGCCGGCTCGAGGACGTTGTCGCAGAGCGAGTGCTGGACGACTTTGCCCTCGAAGTCGATGGCGAGGACGAGCCGCTCCTTGGGCTCGTACACCTTGAAGGGGTAGTAGGGCCCGAAGGAATAGTCGCGCCGCTGGAGCCTCTCAGAGAGGGCGACGGTGCGCTCGATGGCCTCCATGCGGTAGCGCATGGCGGTCGGGTTGTCGCGCTTTCCGCAGCGGGTTTTGCGGTATGCTTTGTAGAGCGCGATGGTGCTGTTTACGATATTCTCCATTGAAAAGTCTCCCCGCCGTGTATAGCTCCGGCCACGCTTTGCGTGCGCCGCCGGGGGCATCGGCGGTCTTGTGTTTACCCATGACCGGGCCGGTCAGACGGCCGCGGCTGCGGGAGGGATATGCCTTCCTTGGATGATGGGGCACAGTGTTCGCCTCCCGTTTCCGGGCGGTTAATAAGTCGGGCGATCCATCGAAGCGGGGCGCAGGCCGTTGTTGCCGTTGTAGGCGTTGTTCCTGTTCAGAGTGCCATCGGTGTTGACGTTGCGGGCGTTGTTGGCCGAGCCGGCACGAAAAAACAAGGCATACCCCGAGGGCCGCCTCACTGGTGACGCTTCTGCGCGTCCAGCTTGGCGGCCCTCTCTTTATCGGTTTTGTACCATTTGGCGGTCTGGTTCTTCACGCCGGCCGCCATCTTCGCCCAGTATGCAAAGGCGTCATCGCTGAAGCCGCTGAGGATCTCATGCGCGAGCTCGATGTGGTGGATCAGCTTTCGGCAGTTGCGAAGCGCCGACCGCTGCGCGCGATACCTGAGCTCACGCTCCTCGGGATCCGTCAGGAGCAGATCGTTGGCCTCCATCAGATCGGCGACGAGGTCGCTGGCCTCGTTCATCATCCTCTGTGCCAGACCGAGCCGCTCCTTCTTCGGGAAAACGGCCGGGTTTCTGGTCTTGATGTAGGTGTGTTTCTCGAGCTCCTTGGCGTCCGTGATGACCTGCATCTCGGGCAGTTTGTCACGGCCGAAGGGCGGGCGGCCTACATTGGCCCGCTCGTATGGCCGCGAGTGTCCGTTGCTTGCCGTAGTATCTCACCTCCTCGCCTTTGATTGTGACGCGGGCGCTGCTGCCGTCGTAGGTCTTGCCCTGAATGACGATGACGCCGTCCTCCCGCTTGCAGCAGGAGCAGGGCAGGGCCAGCTCGACGAACAGGTGCGCGATGATGCAGGAGGCTTCGGCTGGTGGGATCGGGGTGTAGTTGTAGCAGTTTCCCATCAGCACTCGAGCCTCCGCTGCCCTGTGTTCCAGATGCCGGATCTCACGGTCAGCCCCTCCAGATCGTCGAATGTGATCTGGAAGGGGTTGCTCGTGATGTCCGTGCAAACGAAGTCCCACAGGGCGTCGACCTTCACCTTCAGAGCGTTGTCAGCCGCGTCGACATACTCCTTCGTCGTGATGTCCTTCGGGTCGTCGACTGCTCCGTAGTGTTTCATAGGCCGGCCTCCTTACAGTGCGATGCTTGTGATGATGACGAGAATCGGGTTGGAGGGCGCGGCCGCGAGCGTGACCGTGACTTTGCCGTTGGCCGAGGCCGTGGCGTTCTCGAAAGAGACGTCGCCGATGACCTGCTCCTTGGTGACGCTGTCGATCAGGATCACGTTGAGAATGTAGCCGGTGACGGTGAAGCTCTTGCTCGCCGCGTCGCTGAGGGTCTGGACGGTCTTGGTGACGGCCTTCGGGATCGCGGGCTTGTTCTTGATGAAGGCGTCACTATTGCCGTCCGTCTCGTTCCAGTCACTCTGGACGTTCTTCTCTGCGTCGGCGGGAGCGTGGGGGCTCTGGCTGTGGTCGTATGCCGTCTTGCCGCGGTCGCCGCGGTAGGCGGTGCTCGCAGTCTCGCCGATGGCGAGGTCGTTGCCGATGACGGCGTAGGTCGTCCCGCTCCAGCGGTACGTCTTGTTCTGGTACTCGCCTTCGCTCAGGATGACGTAGATCTTGTCGGACTCAGGCGTCAGGGCGGCGCCGCCGGAGGTCTTGCTCAGCCAGTTGGCACCGAGGGCCGTGACGCCGGTGCGGATGTAGGCGTCGACAACGTCGTCCACATAGCTCGGGAGCTGGTTGGCCGGCACCTTGCCGCCGCTGTCCAGCTCGGCCACGCCGCCGGCTGCGCCCTTTTCCGTTGCGGGGATCGCGCCGACGTCAGCGGCAGCGGACGGGATCGTCGGCTTGTCGCTCAGATCCTTATAGCTGCCGGAGAAGGCCACGGTCTTGAGGTCGCTGAAGAACTTCAGCACCTTGCCGAGCAGGACGCTCAGTTTCTCGCCAGAGGTGGGCGCCTCACGCTTGGCCGATGCCTCGAAGGCGACGGTCACGTTGGAGCCGTCGCCGTCCGTGTTCAGTTTGCTGGTGTCCTTGGGGTGGACGTGGTCGCCGCGTGCGAACGCCATCTCAGTGCCGACGGCGGCGGTGCCGTTCATCTTCGGCGTAGTCGTGGACGCTGCTGCGCCCTCGGGGATGTCGCCGGAGGTGATAAAGCCGCTGTCGTTCTCGAGCTGCGAGAGCTTAGTCGGCACAGGGATCCATTTCTCACCTGTCCACAGGTACAGCGTCAGGTCGATGCTGTTGAAATAGATCTGGCCGATCTTCGGGTTGGCCGGAGGTGCAGCGAGCGGCTGCATGATGGCGTTTTGGAGCTCGTTCTGTGAGAGATCAATGCTTGTCAGGAATTTCACGGGTTTACCTCCTTAGTTGAAGTATGCAGTCCCGGAAAAGGCTGCGCAGAAGGTCAGGCGCACGGTGTTGTCGTCGAGGTAGTCGACCTCCCCGATGACCACAGTGCCGGCGCTGTCGACGACCGTGACGGCGGGCCGCTTTCCGAGGTTGTGGGCGACTGTCCACACCTTCGCTGCCTGCGCCTGCTTGTGGGTGTGGTGCCTGTCGTCCGTGATGCCGAGCTGCGCCGGCGTCATGTCGCCGATCAGCTCGTGCCCGTTGATCTTGGGCTTGTTGCGCAGGGCTTCGTAGTTTGAGGCGCTGCCGCCGCCCGTCTCCTTCATGGAGGCGGTCATGGAGGCAGGCGTCTCGGTCATCTTCGCCCCGAAGGTCTCCGCGCTGCCAGAGAACGAGGCATTGAAGTCGACGCTCACTTAGATGACGCCGTCCTTCAGGATCCGGCTGAGCGGGGCGGTCATAATGTTGCTCGCAAACGCGCGCCCGTCCTCCGTCCTGCCGCGGATCTGCACCTCCACCTGTTGTTCCTCGTCTGGAGACAGAGAGCCGAGCAGCAGCGTGTCGGCTTGCGTCAGGCTGACGGTGACGACCTTGTCGGTCGCGTCGACGCCCTCGTCCCCGAGGTGCTTGGTGACTTCCACCTGCTTCGGCGGGGCATAGGTGGCGAGCTGCTGCGTGCGGAATGTTACCCACATGGTCACGAACTCGCTGACGTCGATGTCACAGTTGATGGTGATGGTTGGTGTGGTGCCTCTATACATGGGCGGCCTCCTTTCTGGCCTTTGGCCGGTAGTTTAGCACTCGAGGCGCTGGAGTCCGCTGTTCCAGATGCCGGCCGTTAGGGTGATGCCCGTCAGGTCTGCAAACGTGATCTGGAAGGGGTTGGTCGTGATCTCGCTGAAAACGGCGTCCCACAGTGTTGCGATCTTGCTGGTGTTCTGGCCGACCGCGTTGCTCAGGTCATTCACCGACGCCTCGGCGGCCTGTGCGATTGCGATGGCCTGCCGGGCGAGCGCCAGAGCCTCCTCTGCCGTAGCCTGCGCGCCGATGGCGATGGCTTTGTAGGTCTCGTAGTCCTCTTTGGTGGCGTAGGCGTCGGCGGGGATGTAGGCGGTCACATTGGTGGCCGTGCCGATCGCGGTGACGATGTCGATGGTTTTCTCGACGATGGTGGCGCCGCCGGAGGGCGGGATCCACTCGGCCAGATCGCCGCAGTTGCCGTAGCAGTACAGCACCTCGCCGACCTCGGGATCGGGATCTTCGGCATAAAGGCCGAGCTCGCGGTAGTAGAAGCCCTCGGTCTCGTCGCCGTTGGTGAAGATGCCGCCGACGGCCACGGTGCCGTCACCGTTGATCTTCAGCTTCGTGATGTCGACGGTCGCCTTCGGGCTGACCACGCCGGTGAGGGTGCGGGGCGTCTGGCCCTCCTCGAGGTAGCCATCGCCGAGGACGATCTTGGTGTAGTTGATCTTCTGGCCGGCCACGCCCTTCGCCAGAACGATCAGGCCGGCGGTGGTGATGTCGTTGTTGATAAATGCAGCCATGTCTATCTCCTTTCCTTAGTCTGAGATGACCGCCGCGTCGGTGCCGATGCTGACGGTCTCGCGGTTGTTGTCGTGGACGACGGCCGCGTGGTAGATGTGGATCTCGTCGCTGCCCATGACGTGCACCTCTTGGGTGTGATCCCTGACGGCCATGCCGGAATAGAGGAACATTTCGCCGGTCAGGCAGATCAGGATCGCGTCGAGCCACGAGCTGCGGCGCTTGACCGTCCGCAGCAGCTTCAGGAACAGGTCGAGGTTGCTGTTGACGAGGCTCGGGTTGTCGCTCAGCACCTTGAAGTGATGCGGCTGCCCGCCGTACTGATACCACTCCCTGACCTCGCCGGTGCCGAAGTAGTCGGCCACGATCTGCTCCACGGCGTAGGGGGTGCCGAGTTTTGCGTAGACGCGGTCGCTGTTGCGGATGACGGCCCGCTTGGCTGCGATGGGCGCGGTGCTGTCATACCACTGGATGTTCAGCTCCCACGCCATTTCGTCGAGCTCTGCGTCGCTGAGCTGGTCGATCTTGTCCCACCTGCTCAGGAGCTTCAGGCGTGCATAGGCGTCGCGGCTGATAATGTCGCAGCCGGTGGCGATGCCCTTGTCGCTGCCGTCCTCCTGCATCCACGCAGGCAGCAGTTTGACCATCTCGGTCTCATTGAGCCGCATTTACACCACCTCACTCTCGACCTTGTGGCTGACAGTCAGGTGGCCGCTGAATTTGGCGACTTGCGTGTCGTCGAGGGCCTTGTAGGTCGGCTTGACGACGTCCACGCGGAAGGCGCCGGTCAGGTTCTCGCCCCACGAAGGTGAGAGGATCCGCTTGCGGAGCTGGTCGGGGTTGATGTCCCGGCCGAGGGCTGCGACTTGCCACTCGTTGTAGCGGTCGATCGCGCCGCCTGTGCCTTCGACGTTGGCGATCACCTCGGCCTCGCTCTCCGGCGTGGTGTAGTACACGATCTCGATGTCGTAGGTCTCGACCTCCGGGGGCACGGCGCTCACCTTGTCAGTGAGCGGCCGGATGTCCTTGGCGTTGACCACGTCCAGCACCTTCGCCAGCATGGCAGCGTCGGGGATCCCGCCGCCTTCCAGCAGGGGCACGATCTTGACGCAGCCCTCCAGCGTGCGGGTGATGATGATGTCGATGCTTTCAGCAGCCGCGAGACTGCCCTTGAGCGTGATGGCCAGCAGGCCGTCGGCGTAGTCGACGGTGTAGTCCGTGTCCTTGACCGCCGCCGTGCTCTGCCCGTGGGCCTTCACGACGAGGGTGTCGGTCAGAAGTGTGCCGCCGCCCTTGAAGGCTTTGCCGTCGTAGACCGTGAGGGTCTCGCTGACGGTTTCCTTCTCGCTGACGGCTCTCGCGTCCACGATGGAGCTGTCGGCCGTCATTACCCAGTAGATGTAAGCCTGTTCGGGGCCTGCGGTGGATCTCTTGGCCGGCGCCAGACGGATCCGCTCGCGGAGGCGGTTGTCGCCCTCGGTGGTGTAGGGCTCGCCGTCATCGCCTCCGGCCGTTTCGGTCAGATTGGTGACGGACTCGATGTAGGGGATCAGGTCGACGAGGGTGGTGATCGTGCCGGCTGCGTAGCCGTTGAACTTCGTGCCGTTGCTCACGGCCGAGGTCGGCACCTCCACAGAGTAGGCGCCAGCTTGCAGCACAGCGATCTCGTCGGTTGCAAAATAGTTTTCGCTGTCCGGCGTCACCTTCGTCCACTTCGGAATGATGATGTTCTTCTCCTGCGGCGTGGAGACGGAGAAGCGCATGGTCGTCTTGGCCGGTGTGCCTTCCAGTCGTTTCACGTCCTGTCGCTCGCCGATGGCGTCCAGCACCTCTCCCCTCGCATAGCGGAGGAGCGTCTGCCGGCCGACGTCGTTGAGGCTGTTGTAGAGGGCAACGAACACGGGCACGAGAGCCTCGCCGAAGATCCGGCGCTCGTCGCCCGGGTAGAGCGGCTCGCCGGCGCCCTTTTCGAGCTCGGTGATGATGGTCTTGTATAGGGTGCTCGCGTCTGTTGTGGTGAGTTTGATGTCCTCGCCGTAGGTGTTTGTCGCGTCGCTCACGCTGTTCACCTCCTTCATGTGATGTTGTCGATGCTGGCCCGCAGCTCGAAGTCGCCGGCCTGAGCGGTCAGAGCCTTCAGGTCGGAGTCACTGAGCTGCACGCGGGGCTCGTAGGTTTCCACGAGGAACTCCACGTCAGCGGCCAGATCAGTCGCAGCGGTTTCGCTCGGCTTGTCGATCAGCGTGCGGTCGATCCCCTTGATGCGCTCATAGGGCACCTCCCCGCGGATGGTCTTGAGGAGGTTCTGCACACAGATCTCGGGCGCTCCGTTGCCGGATGCTTTCATGGGATCACCTCGCTTTACTTGAGCTGTGCGTTGTTGGGTTTCTTCGCAGCCTTGTCGCTGCTGGATGCTCCGACGGTGACGGCGCTCAGACGCCGGCCGACGCCGCCAGAGGACGAGACGCCGGCCGCGGATGAGCTTTTGCTCGAGCCGCCTGCGCCGGCCTTCTTGCTGCTGGCCTCCTCAGCGTATTCCGTCAGGTTGATCGTGATCTTGCCCTTCAGGATCCGGCCGAAGTTGTCGAGTGTGGTGTCTGAGAGGCTGACGCCGGTGAGCTGAAGATTGGCCGGGCCGAAGCGCCGGCCGGCCAGATAGAAGGGGGCGTACTGCCCGACCAGTGACGTCCACGACTCGAACTCTCCCCGGGCGTCGCCGCCCACGGCAGACGCCAGATCGAAGTCGAAGCTCATGCTTTGCAGCTTGAGCGCCTTGGTCTTGGTGGCCGGGGATCCGGCCTTGTCGTCGCTGTTTTCCGTGTCGAGCTCGACGCTGGAGGAGACGCCATTCAGGGCGGCGATCCTCTGGCTGGAGACGCCCCACGTCTTGCCGTTCCATGATGCCATGACGGCCATGTCTATCCCTCCTTACTGCGGGCCAGAAGTGCCGCCTCCCATGCTGTCGGTGTGGGTGTGGCCGGTCAGGCTGATGCCCGTGGCGGTCACGTCTGCCGACGGGACGCTGATGCCCTTGTCCTGCATCGTGAGCGCGCCCTTCTTGACGGTGATGTCGCCCGGGACGATACCGTCCCACTCTCCGTCCATGCGGGAGAGGATGATGCCGGTGCCGTCCTCGAACATAGCATAGGCGACTTCTGTTCCGGGGGTCAGGTTTCCCATCTCTCCGCGCAGATACCACGGGATCGTCAGCGGCCGTGTGACCATGCTGTCGGCGGTGCTCGGGAGCACTCTGGCCGTGGTTTTGTCGCCGTTCCTGTCGGCCTTTCCCTCCACGCTGGAGATCTTGCCCTTCTGGATCATTTGGTTGTTGCTGTTCATCAATATCCCTCCAGTGGCTTGCGGAGGTATAGCTTGCTCCGCGTCTTGACGTAGTCGTGCCGGATCCGGCTGATGAAGGCCGTGCCGTCCCACGACTTAACGCCCTCGGTCGCCAGCGTGACCACAGAGCCCGCCGCATAGTCTCGCAGCAGCGAGCCCGTCCAGAGGGTGCCGACGGTCGCGTTTTTGTTGGCGTCCCGGAGGAGGCCCTTGGCGAAGCGGTCGGCCTCGCTCTGGTCAGTCATGCGGAAGGGTAGGATCCGGCGCAGCACCTTGTCGCCGCCGTTCGGGGCTGCGAAGGTGCCGGTCAGACCACCGTTGACGGCTTCGGCCGAGCCGTAGGCGTTGGTGCCCTCGTCGCGGTACTCGAAGTCATTGGCCGGGGTGATGGTGATGGTGTCGACGGGCTGCTGGCTTTCCATGTATGCCTCGTCGTAGACGACCAGCTTGCCGTCATACACCAGAAACGCCGCGCCCTCGAGGGTGCAGCGGTTTTGAAAAAATGCGAAGTCTGCGAGGTTGTTCTGCTCGACGTAGTCGTAGGTCTGGTCGGTGATCCCGTAGGTCTCGAGCGTCAGGCTGTGGCGGCCGGCGATCTCCTGAGCCAGTTGCAGGAACTTGACCTTTTCCCATGACTTGCTCCGCTTATCCTTCGCAGACTGCGGGACGGAATAGGCCCGCAGGGTGATGATGCCGGACTCGGGTACGACGCTCTCGACGAACATTTTGCCCGTCTTGGCAGCGCCGTCCTCGATGGCGATGGTGTCGCCCTTCTTGGGGTTCCACGAGTCCCACAGCTCGCGGGTGTCGTTGAGTTTGAGAAGCAGCTCGTCGCTCTGCTTTTCGGCGTACATATCGTGATAGCAGCGGTGGACGCTGACGTCCGGGTAGATGTCGACGCCTTCGTATAGGATCTTCACGGCGTCACCTCCTCCACGGCGGCATGGTCTCCGGCGTCTCCACGGTCTCGACGATCGGGATCCGCACAGCCTCGCCGCCCTCGAAGATCAGCACGTCGCTGAGGTCGGGGTTGGCCTCGATGATGGTGCTCGCCATGCGCTCCTCGTTATAGGCGACGAGCGCGATGCTGTCGAAGGTGTCGCCGCCCTGCGCCACATAATCAATAAAGCCGACTGTCTGCTGTGACATAGGTGCCGCCCTCCCTTCTGCTGAGTGCCTCGAGGATGAAGTCGATGAACTCCGGCTCGAGGTCGCGGAGCTTTCGGATCAGGGCGTCCTCGTCGGTGTCGCCCTCGACCTTGATCTGAGGTGAGAAGGACAGGCCGCTCAGGTCATAGACCACAGCCGTGCCCGATCCGCTGCTGATGGGCTCGTAGTCGGCCTCGCTGGATGCGCCCAGCATCCGGCCAGCCTCGGCCCAGTAGGACAGGTTTTGCGAGCGGTACGCAGGGTTGAAGCTGATGACCGCCTCGGTCGGATAGCGCGGATCCTCGCCCGCGATGGACGGGCCACTCGTGAAGCCGCCGGTCGCATAGCCGGAGACGTCGGCGCTGCCGCCGCCTCCACCTCCAAACAGGCCCGCGATCTTGCTGATGACGCCGGAGCCGAAGCTGACAATCTTCGATACCCAGCCAACGATCGTGCCGAGCACGTTTGCGATGGGCTCCAGAATAGCCAGCAGGGGCGAGAGGAGCGGCATGATCGCATTGAGCAGGCTCACGACCGGGGGCAGCAGAGCCTCGATCAGTTGCATCAGCGGAGGCAGCAGCGGCATGATGACGCTGTTGACGATTTGCAGGGCCACTTCCAGCAGCGGGGTGATGACCGGCAGCAGCGCGGCGATCAGGTTCGCCAGCACAGGCAGCACAGTCGAGATGATCTGCGTCAGCATCGGGAGCACGGTGGCAAGGATGCTGGCGATCGGTGGTAGAATAGCCTGAACGATCTGCATGAGCGGCGGGAGTAGCTGCTGTGCGAGGTCGAGCAGAGGCGGCAGGAACGAGCCCACGAGCTGAGCCAGTAGTGGCAGGATGCCCGCAGCCAGCTCCGTGACCATCGGCATGACCTCCTTCAGGGTGTCGCCCATGCCGACGAGGAAGTCCTGCACAAACGGCATACAAGCGTTGAGCGTGTCGGTGATGACCGGGCTGATTTCCTCGAAGGTGTCGGTCAGGATCGGGGCCAGCGATGTCAGCGTGTTGGCGATCATCGACGCCATAGGCAGCAGAGCCACTTCGGCCGACCTCTTGACCGCCTCGAAGGCAGAGCCGAGGTCGTTGTACTTGACGTCGTTGATCTGCTGGAGTGCGGCGGCGCCGTCATAGGCTGCGGTCTCGATGTCTCCGAGCACGGGCAGGATGCCCGCCTCCAGATCCTCGAACTGTGAGCCAAACAGTGCGACGCCGATCTCGTTGCGCTTGAGAGGATCCTCGAGCTTGTTCAGAGCCTCGACGGTGTCGAAAAATGCAGCCTGCGCGGTCTCGCCGCCGGCTGCAAAGGCCGCGAACATTTTGTCGGAGTTGAGGCCGAGGCCCTTGAAGGCTTCGGCGCTGCTGTCGCTGCCGTCTTTCGCTCTGATGTTGAACTCCTTGACGGCGTCGGCCACTTTGTCGATGCTGAACAGGCCGGCGTCAGCGCCTTCCACGAGGGAGCCCATGAACTGGTCGGCGCTCAGGCCGAGGGCCGCAAACTGCGCCGAGTATTCGTTCAGGGTGTCGAGCAGGTCGCCGTTTTTGTCTGCGCCGTTCTGTGCGCCGGTGGCAATTAGGCCGTAGGCTTCTTCGGCGCTGATGTTGAAGTTTTTCATCAGAGCCGAGGCGGCTCTGGCGCTTTCACTGATGTCGTAGTCGAAGGTGTCACGCAGCACGAAGCCGGCCGCGGTGGCCTGCTCCAGTGCTTCGCCTGCCAGATCGCTCGCTTTCTGCGTAGCGGCCAGCCCTTCGGCCACGTCGTTGAAGTCCTCGCCGAGGTTCTGCGCGTAGATGTTTTTTACACTCTCGCCCAGCGCGTCCAGCTCGTCGCCGGTGGCGCCGGTAGATGCGGAGAGCTGGTTCATGGCTTTGTTGTAGTCGTCGCCCAGCTCTGCCAGATACTTCCCGGCCTCGACGACCGCCTTGCCCGTCGCCACAGCGATGCCGCCCACGGCAGCACCGACGGCAACGGCCTTCCAGTTTACTTTGTCGAGGTGTCCCGCGACGTTGTCCATCGCCTTCCCGAGGGAGGGGTCGATGGTGCCGGCGAAGCTGACGACGGCCTGCATGATCTTGTTTTTGCCTGCCATCAGTGTCACCTCCTTCTGTATTTCCTGAAGTTATTCCGGGGCATTGAGGCGGCCTTGTCGCGTTGCCGCTTGGCCTCCTCGGCTGCCTCGTAGTATTCCATCAGGAAGTCGGTCAGGCGTTCCCGTCGGAGCTCGCCGACTGAGGTGTGGAAGGCTCGAGAGTAGTCTCGGACGAGCTCTCCGAGCCGCTTTCCTCGGATTGTGCCGCCGACCTCGCCGTAGTAAAATTTCGGCCGATCCTCATAAGCTCCATGACGTCGGGGCCGCTGATGCGCTCGAGGTCGCTGACGTCGATGTCGCTGTTGACGGCGACGATCGCCATCATGGCGAGATAGGCGTGCAGGGAGTAGTCGAGCTCGCAGGCGCCGGCGCTGCCGCCGCCCTTGTTGGAGGTCGCGCGGAGCTTGCGGGCCTCAGCATCGGCAAACATTCCCACGGTGATCGCGTCGGTGTCATAGGTCAGAGTCTTGACCTTTTTGCCGTTGATGGTGATGGGGTTCTGAAGTGTCAGCTTTTCCATGTGTGTCTCCTTTCGATAAATAGAGGGCGCCGCCCCGGAGGCGACGCCCTTCTTGTTACAGGACGCTGCGGATGTCCTTGGCGTAGTCGACGCCGCCGACGCGCATGATGGTGTTGAGCTGGTCGATCAGCCAGTATTCGTTGCCAGCGACGAAAAGCTGGTAGCGGCTGACGGCCAGCGCGATCTCGTTCTCGCTGGCGTTGCCGGGATCCACGTTCAGGCCGGGGATGCCCTTGGAGACGCAGCGGAGGAACGCCTTGCAGCCTTCGGTCTTGGTGGAGCCGTCGGAGAGCTTGACGTCCTGCGCCCAGCGGATCTCGATGGTCTTGCTCGTCAGCTTGACGAGGCTGCGCAGGCCGAGGTCAATGCCGATCTTGGTGATGGATGCCTCCATCGCCTCGATCTGGCCGGGCAGCGGCGCCGTGTAGGTTCCCATCGCCTTGAAGTCAGCCGTCACAAGGTTGACGGGAGGCAGGGCGATGGTCACGTCCTTGGCGGCGAGAACGCCGTCCACATAGACGGTATCGGCGAGGATGGGGCCCTTCAGGTCGAGCCACAGGTTTGCCATTACTCGTCACCTCCTTCGTAGTAGACGGAGAAGCCCGCGTCGGTGTAGGCGACGTAGACGCTCGCAGACTTGAGGGGCGGGGTCGGGGTGACGGCGATGTCCCAGCGGAAGTCGCCATTCATCACGTCGGTGGTGCTGTTCTCGCTCTCGAGGAACAGGATCACAGGCTCGCCCAGCAGGGCGCCCATGCTCACATAGCCGTCGAGCTTTTCCTGCTCGCGGTTGATGATGCGATCCTTCAGCGCCCGGGTCATGGGGCTGTCGATCTCAGGGCTCCACTCGCGCTGGAAGCTGTTGGTGATGTGCATGAGCATCCGCATGGAGACGTCAAAGATCGCACGAGGATCCACGTCTGCGCCGTAGGTATAGGCGGCGGTATGGTCGCCCCACAGTACCCACTCGCCGCCCCACGCCACGGCGGTGCTGATGCCGTTCTGCGTCAGCTCCTTGCCGGTCTGCTGGTCGAAGCCGCGGTTGTTGGCGTTGGCGCCGAAATACTGCTTGATGATGGGGATGGCCTTGTTGCCGCAGGTCTCCATCGGGACGCTGTTGTGGCTGAAGTCGGCGCGCATGAGCTCGACCACGGCCATCGTGCTCAGGTGATACACGTTGCCGAGGTTGTCCACGCCCTGCGGCCAGTAGACCTTGGAACGCTCGCCGGTGAAGGCGTTGGCCTTCTTCCATGCGATCGCCTTGGTGATCGTGTCGAGCGCCTCGGCGGGGGCGT